CTTAAAAAAAGCTCCGGGGGGAGTTTTCGTTGACACATCTTAGATAGACCGCTTGGCTATTTAAGAAGGTACATGCGGAGTTTAATCAGTTTCTTAGAAAGTTTCCTTTCTTCCAGGTTTCTCCTTTATTTCTTGCCCATATACCATGAAATTGTACTATAAAACCCACATGTATCTCCTTAGATAGCTGACGAAAATATACAAAAACATATAGAAAGGAGAGGTAGCATGCCTAGAACTAAGCAAAAGATTCCTATCAATGAGTCTATCAGAAATGAGAAGCCTATGCGCCCGGCGTTAAACCCGGACACTAGAGAAAATCAATTGATTTCATTAGCTGTTGACTTAGCTGAGAGTCAGTTAAGAGAAGGCACCGCTTCCTCACAAGTTATAACTCATTTTTTAAAATTAGGTTCTAGTAAAGAAAAACTTGAACAAGAAATAATGTCTAAACAAAAAGATTTATTAACAGCTAAAACAGATAACTTAAAATCTGCTAAGAAAATAGAAGATTTGTATACAGACGCATTGGATGCAATGAGACTATATAGTGGAGGAGGTAAAAAACCGGATGAAGATGACGAAGAATTCAAGGAATAGAAAAACTTATTCTGAATTAAGTAATATGGAGTCATATGAGGAACGTTTCAAATACCTATCATTAAAAGGATCTGTGGGAGCAGGAACATTTGGTTTTGATAGACACATAAATCAAAAATTATATAAATCTAAAGAGTGGAGAGACGTTAGAAACAAAATCATCGTTAGAGATGGTGCATGCGACTTAGGTATTCCTAATCGAGAAATAGGCGGAAGTGTATATATACATCATATGAACCCAATTGATGTTGATGACATAAAAGCTGCAAGTGATTATTTATTTAATGAAGATTATTTAATTTGTGTAACGTTAGATACCCACAACGCTTTACATTATGGCGATGAAGGATATTTAAAGAAAAACCAAATAGCAGATAGGACACCGAATGATATGTGTCCTTGGAAAAAATAAGAAAAGGAGAATTATTATGGCAAAACCAGCAGTAAAAGCAATAGATAGACCAAAAGAAGTTTTAGAAGGTACTAGTCCAAAAATAAATCCGGTGGTTTTAAAAGAAGCTAGGGTTATTGGATGTAGGGCATTGAGATTAAGAGAAGGTGCTAATGCTAAATCCAAAATTGTAATGATAATAAACGAAAACGCATTAGTTAAAGTTGATTTAGAACAATCGACTAAGACTTTCTATAAAGTTGTTGTTCAAGAGCATCCGTCTATTATAGAAGGTTTCTGTATGAAAGAATTTATTAGGGTATCATAAATTATGGCTGCGGAGACTAGTATATTAAAAACTATTAAAAAATTATTAGGTATGGATGCAGCGTATACTGCATTTGATGAAGATATTCTAGTTCACATTAACACTGTTCTTAGTAATTTACATCAAATAGGTGTAGGGCCAGAAGCAGGTTATGTTATTACAGGTGATTCAGAGACCTGGGCTTTATATTTTCCAGAAGTGACAGAGTTAGCCGTAAGCCAGCAAATAAAATCTTATATTTACATGAAGGTTAGGTTGATGTTTGATCCACCTTCAAACGGTAATCTGTTAAATGCTTTAAAAGAATCAGCAAGTGAATTAGAAGTTAGGTTGTACACTTTAAAAGGGGGTTATTAGACAATATGGCTAAAGTATATATTATAGCCCATCATGGCATTCAAGGCCAGAAGTGGGGCGTTAGAAGATTTGAAAATGCAGATGGGTCTTTGACCAATTCTGGAAAAAGTAGATACCGTACTGCACAAAACGTAACTAAAAAATCATCTAAATTATTAGGAGAGGCTTCTAAGTTAGGTAAAGATGGAAGTAAATCAAAAGTGGTTAAAAAAGATTATACTAAATTAACAGACGATGAATTAAAATCAAGAGTAAAACGATTAAGTTTAGAAAAACAATATGGCGAATTAACTGGCGATACAAAAAAAGTTAGATCGGGTTCCGATTGGGTCCATGAGACTTTACAAACCACCGGTATATTAGTCGGTATGGCTAGTACCGCAATAGGTATTTATTTAGCTTTGAAAGGAAGGGGTTAAGATGGAAAATGTTTATGTTATAGCTCATCATGGCATTCAAGGCCAAAGATGGGGTGTCAGAAGATATCAAAGGTCAGATGGATCATTAACAAGGGCTGGTAGAAGAGTAGCAGCTCAAAATAAAATTTCTGATGGCCAAATGATTGGTGATAAATTAAAAAGAGTAACTGGATCTAGAAAACGTCAATTGGGAAAAGAATCAGAAAAAATTAGAAAACAACAAAACGCCGATAGAAAAGCTAAAAGTGGCAAAGTTTATAACAATACAGGTAAAAAAGTTATGGCTGGTTTACTAGCAGCAGGGGCAGCAGCAGTTGCTTATGATGTTATATCTGCTAAGATTTCGAATAGACCAAGTTATACACAATTATTTACTTTAGCGGCTAGTATTAAACTTAGTGGATTAGGATAGGTAATTAATTATGCCTTTATCTAACACAGCGGTTCCAATTTATTATGGCCGCTTTAGAGAGGCGGTTTTGAATGGTGATATACCTGTTTGTAAAGAAATATCGATGGAAATGAATAGAATAGATGACCTAATAAATAATCCAGGAATATATTATGATGAAGAAGCAGTAGAGGGTTTTATTAGTTACTGTGAAAACGAATTAACATTAACGGATGGTTCAGATTTAGCTTTATTAGAATCTTTTAAAGTTTGGTCAGAACAAGTTTTTGGTTGGTATTATTTTATAGAAAGAAGTGTGTTTGTTCCAGAAGATAACGGTAGGCATGGTCACTATGAGAAACATCAAATTAAAAAACGGTTAATTAATAAACAATATTTAATAGTTGCCCGTGGTGGAGCAAAATCAATGTATGGATCTTTCATGCAAAGTTATATGTTAAATATTGATACTAGCACAACTTATCAAGTTGCAACAGCTCCAACTATGAAACAAGCTGACGAGGTTTTATCTCCAATAAAGACTTCTATAACTAGGGCAAAAGGTCCTTTATTTAAATTCTTGACAGAGGGTTCAATACAAAATACTACTGGACCAAAATCTAATAGGGTTAAATTAGCATCAACCAAAAAAGGTATTGAAAATTTTTTAACTGGTTCTGTAATAGAAATTAGACCTATGAGAATAGATAAACTTCAGGGGTTAAGATGCAAAATGGCTACGATTGATGAATGGCTTTCCGGAGATGTAAGAGAAGACGTTGTTGGAGCAATAGAACAAGGTGCTTCTAAAGTTGATGATTATTTAATCATTGCAATATCATCTGAGGGTACTGTTCGTAATGGTAGTGGGGATACAGTTAAGTTAGAATTAATGGATATATTAAAAGGTGAATATACTAACCCTCATGTATCTATTTGGTATTATAGATTAGATTCTGTAGATGAAGTGGCTGATCCAAATATGTGGATTAAAGCGAATCCTAATTTAGGCAAAACTATTTCCTATGAAACATATCAACTAGATGTTGAAAGAGCTGAAAAAGCCCCAGCAACTAGAAACGATATTCTTGCTAAACGTTTTGGTATACCAATGGAAGGTTACACATATTACTTTACATACGAAGAAACACTCGTACATAAACCAAGAACTTTTTGGGGATTACCGTGTGCATTAGGAGCCGATTTATCACAAGGTGATGATTTCTGTGCATTCACATTCTTATTTCCTTTACAAACGGGTGAGTTTGGTATTAAAACTAGGAGTTATATTACAGAATACACTTTAAACAAATTACCAACGGCAATGAGACAAAAATATGAGGAATTTATTCAAGAAGGCACATTAATAGTATTCCCAGAAACAATTTTAGACATGACTCAAGTGTATGAAGATTTGGATACTATTATAGCAGAAAGAAATTATGATGTAACGTGTTTTGGATATGACCCATATAACGCTAAAGAATTTGTTGAAAGATGGGAATCAGAAAATGGTCCTTATGGTATTGTGAAAGTTATACAAGGTTCTAAAACTGAATCTGTTCCATTAGGTGAGTTAAAGAAATTAGCAGAACAAAGGCTATTATTATTTGATGAAATATTAATGACTTTTGCAATGGGTAATAGCATAACATTAGAAGATACTAATGGTAATAGAAAACTTTATAAAAAACGTCATGAGGACAAGATTGATAATGTTGCCGCATTGATGGATGCATTTATTGCATATAAATTGAATAAGGAGGCGTTCGAGTAATGAGAAAATTAGTACACGATCCGCCTGAAAAGGAACTATCTCATTATGGCATTAAAGGCCAAAGATGGGGTGTCAGACGTTATCAGAATTCAGATGGCTCTATAAAGGGCGCTGGAAAAAGAACAGAAGTCTCGACACTTGATAAAAAAGAACAAAATCGAAGACTTGCCAAAAATGCTGGAATAGCTATTGGTGGAGCTGCCGTTGGGGCAGCTGCAATTGGAGCAGCATGGTATTTGAAAAATAAGAGCAACATAAACATTGCTCAAATTAGAAGAGCATCCATTACTGCTAAATCAATGGCGACAAGGGCTGCTAATAAGAAGAAAGGAATATATTCTCAGGTTAAAAATTTGAAATCTCAGGGTATAAATGCTAGAATTCTTAGCGGTAAAGTATTTGTAGAAGGTTCTTCTCGTATAAACTTACCATTAAGCGCTTTATTGGGTGGTGGTTAAGATGAATGAGTATATAGTTCACTTTGGTATTAGAGGCCAGAGATGGGGGGTTAGACGCTTCCAAAATTCAGATGGAACACTAACGGACAAAGGTAAATCGCACTATGATGCTGCAGATAAAAAATGGGTTGCAAAAAAATCGGATAAGATTTATAATAAAGCTAATAAGCAATCTGCAAAAACTATGGCTCGTTATGCAAAAAAGAAATTGAAAAATGTAAAAGGTAGAACGGCAATAAATAAGTATAATAAAAAATTAGCTACTGTTATGCGTTCCAAAACCAAAAAGATTCGTTCACCATCCGGAAAAGTTGTTGAATGGGTTGCAAAAAGAGGTAAATTTGGAGTGTATATGGCATTAGCCGATCAAGGATATAATATGAAGCAATTGAAAAATGGCGTTTGGGATTCTGGTAGAGTAGGATACAAAACATCTAAAGTAGATATGCAGGAAGGAAAGGGCGACTAATGAATGAAAAATATTTAGTCCACTTTGGCATCCAAGGCCAGAAGTGGGGCGTCAGACGGTATCAAAACGCAGACGGCTCTGTGACTGGTGCTGGTAAGAGAAAAGAAATAAGCACCTTAAAAGGTAAACTTCACAAAGCAAATAAAACAGCATTGAAAACGATGATTACAACTGGCGATGCAACCAATAAACTGGTTTATGAAAGACGCAAAGTTAGTAGAGCAGCAAAATATATGTATAAAAATAAAAAGTTATCAATGTCTGATGCATTAAAGAAATCAACATCTGCAAGTAGAAAAGAAGCAGTTCTTTATGTTGCGTCTATAGCAGCACTAACTGCTGTGAGCTTTGCTATGGTTGGTAAACATTATAATGCCGCTTTGGGTTCACTAGGTTAATGAGTATATTCAATAGAATCCAACACGCTTGGAATGCCTTTATAGGTGAAGAACGAGATTTATATGGTGGAAGAAAGTATCAAGATTTGGGATATTCTACGAGTTATCGCCCAGATAGAGTTTATTTTACCGGTGGGAATGAACAATCTATAATTTCAGCTGTTTATAATAGAATAGCATTAGACTGTTCAGCAATTCAAGTAAAGCATATTAGATTAGATGACAAAGATAGATTCAAAGAAGTTATTAAATCTGATTTAAATAATTGCTTAACAAATGAAGCAAATAAAGATCAACAAGCTAGGGCATTTTTACAAGATATTGTTATGTCATTGTTTGACGAAGGCTCAGTAGCAATTGTGCCAATAGATACAACCATTAATCCTAAAGTTTCATCATCATTTGATATTCAATCAATGAGAACAGGTAAAATTGTTTCATGGTATCCTGATCACATAAAGGTTAATGTTTATAATGATAAAACTGGAATTAGAGAAGACATTACGGTTCTAAAAAGCAAAGCAGCTATAATTGAAAATCCATTTTATGCTGTTATGAATGAAAAGAATTCAGTGCTTCAAAGATTGATAGCTAAATTAAATTTACTGGATGCAATTGATCAACAGTCAGGTTCGGGAAAATTAGACTTGATTATACAGTTGCCTTATGTAATAAAGACAGAAGCAAGACGCTTACAAGCGGAGAATAGAAGGAAGGACATAGAGACGCAATTAGAGGGTTCTAAATACGGCATCGCTTACACAGATGGAGCGGAGAAAGTTACACAACTTAATCGTTCTGTCGAAAACAATCTTCTAAATCAAATCGAATACTTAACGAGTATGCTATATAGCCAGTTAACTATTACGACGAAAATATTAGATGGTACTGCAAACGAAGCTACAATGTTAAATTATAACAATAGAACAATCGAACCAATAGTGGCGGCCATTAGTTGTGAAATAGAAAGAAAATTTTTAACAAAAACAGCTAAATCGCAAAAACAAGCTATTCGTTATTTCCTCGATCCTTTTAAACTAGTTCCGATTCAAAATTTAGCGGACATTGCTGACAAATTTACTAGGAATGAAATACTTTCATCGAATGAAGTTAGACAAATAATAGGCATGCCGCCTGTTGATGATCCAAAAGCTGATGAATTAAAGAATAAGAATATTAATCAAAGTGAGGGTCAAGAAAATCCTACTACAGAGGATGGAAAAGAAGTACCAGAACAAAAAACTGATGAACAGACTATGACTTATACAGTTACGTTTACAGCGGATGACGGTAAAACTTATGAGCAAACTTTTGAAGCAATAAGTGAAGAAGAAGCCAAGGAGCAATTGTTATTTAGTGCTAAAGATGTAAAAGAAGAGAATATTAAATCTGTTACAACAGGCTAGAAGGAGGCAAAATTCAAAATGGCGAAAACTTATGATTTTGGTGGTTGGGCTACCAGAAATGACATCAAATGTTCTGATGGCAGAACAATAAAAAAAGATGCATTTAAACACAATGATGGCCAAACAGTACCACTAGTATGGAATCACGATCATAAAGACGCTGAAAACGTTCTAGGCCATGTATTGCTAGAAAATAGAGCCGAAGGAGTTTATGCTTATGCGTTCTTCAACGAAACACCACAAGGTATTAATGCGAAAGCTTTAGTACAACACAAAGACGTTACATCATTATCCATTTATGCAAATAAACTTAAACAAAGTAATGGTGATGTGGTTCATGGTGTTATTAGAGAAGTTAGTTTAGTATTGGCAGGAGCAAATCCAGGAGCTTATATTGATACAATATTAGAACACGGCGAAGATGGTGATGAAGAAGCAATGATCTTTAATCCAAGCGAAGATTTAAAATTAACACACGCTGATGATGAAGATCCTAACAAGGATGATGAAGATCCTAACAAGGATGATGAAGATCCTAACAAAGACTTATCTCATGAAGATAAAGACGATCCAAATAAGGAGAAAAAAATGGCAAAACCAACAGAAATTCCAAAAGAAAAACCAACAGAAAAAACAGTACAAGATGTATTCAATGAGTTTACAGAAGAACAAAAAAATGTCGTTTACGCATTAATTGGTATGGCGATTGACGAACAAAAATCAAATGATGATCCTGAAGAGGATGACGAAGAAGGAGATAATAAAATGAAACAAAACGCTTTTGACACAGATCTTGAAAAAGATGAAGAAACATTATCACATGCAGAAATGGAAGAAATTATCGTAGATGCTAAGAAAATTGGCTCAGCGAGAGAAGCATTCTTGCAACATGGTATTACAGATGTAGCTAATTTATTCCCAGAGGAACAATCTCTTAATAAAACACCAGAGATGATTTCTCGCGACATGAATTGGGTTGGAAAAGTTATGAGTAGAGTTCATAAATCTCCATTCTCAAGAGTTAAATCAACAGCTTCTAACATTACAGCTGATGCTGCAAGAGCAAAAGGTTATGTTAAGGGTGCTCAAAAAGTTGAAGAAGTTATTACAGCATTAAAACGTGTAACAACACCTGCGACTGTATACAAATTCCAAAAAATGGACAGAGATGACGTTATTGACATTACTGATTTCAATGTTTTAGCTTGGCTAAAAGTAGAAATGAAAACTATGTTAGATGAAGAAGTTGCCAGAGCAATTCTTATTGGTGATGGTCGTGGTTCAAGTGATGAAGACAAAATCAATCCATTAAATATTAGACCTATCTTAGGCGATAATGCAGTTTATGCTGTATCACGTATTGTAGATAAGACAGGTAAAACTGACGCAGAATTTGCTAAAATGTTTATTACAGATGTTATACGTTCAAGAAAATTATATAAAGGTTCTGGTAATCCTACGTTATTTACGACAGAAGATTATTTAACTGAAATGTTATTATTAGAAGACACTAATGGTAGAGTAATTTATGATTCAGTTTCTAAATTAGCAACAACTCTACGTGTTAACGAAATTGTAACTGTTGAAGTTATGGAAAATGTTGTTCGTAATGCTGACAATTTTGATTACACTTGTATGGGCATCGTAGTTAACCTAGCCGATTATAATGTTGGTGCTGATAAGGGTGGCAAAACTGAATTCTTTGAAGATTTCGATTTGAACTTCAACAAGCATGAATACTTAATCGAAAGCCGTTGTTCAGGAGCTTTAAGCAAACCTTATAGTGCAATCACATTTGAACAAAAATTAGCTGAAGTTTCAGGTTAAGAAGTTTATCTTAAGAGATTAATTCAAAATGGGTAAATATTATGGAGCCATTGGTTATGGCGTAAGTCGAGAAACAAAACCAGGTGTATGGACGACAGAACCGACGGAGAGAAACGTCTGTGGAGATGTCTTTAAAAACACAAGTAGTCAAGAAAATGGCCAAAACTTAAATGATAACATTTCAATGTCTATGAAAATAAGTTTTTTAGCCGATCCATATGCCTTGCAAAATTATTCTCTGATTAAATACGCTACATACTTGGGTACAAAATGGAAGGTAACTTCCGTAGAAGTATTGTTCCCAAGACTAGTATTGACTTTAGGGGGAGTTTATAATGAACAGTAGAGCAACTCTACACACGGAATTGGTGAAAATCCTCGGCACTAATTACGTATATTATCAACCCCCTGAGTCTATCAAAATTAATTACCCGGCAATTATATACTCAAGGTCCAACATCAAAAATTCTTTCGCTGATGATAGCGTGTATGGCCAAACCCATTCCTATCAAGTGACGGTTGTTGATTCCGATCCGGACAGTTTAATTGTCTTATCAATGTCTAAATTTAAAACAGCAAGTTTTAATAGACACTATACGCATAATAATTTAAATTATGATGTGTTTACAATTAGTTATTAAAAATAAAAAAAAGAATAGAAGGAGATTATATTATGTCTAAAATAGTTTGGGACGTAGCGGGAAATCGCGTTTATGAAAACGGAGTTTCTCACGGAGTTTTATATCCAATGAGTAGTACACCAGGAACTTATGATAAAGGTGTACCATGGAATGGATTAGTATCAGTAGCACAAAGTCCTTCAGGGGCTGAACCATCAGCGATTTATGCTGATAATATTAAATATTTAAATTTACTTTCTGCGGAAGAGTTCGAAGCTAGTATTGAAGCTTATACTTATCCGGATGAGTTTGCTGCTTGTGATGGGTCTCTTGCGATTTCAGCAGGATTCATGGCAACACAACAAACACGTAAAACATTTGCACTATGCTATAGAACAAATGTTGGTACAGATTTAGACCCAGAAGCTGGATACAAGTTACATATAATTTATGGTGCATTAGCTGCTCCAACTGAAAGTTCATATGAAACTGTTAATGATAGCCCAGAAGCAATGACTTTCTCATGGGAATTATCAACAACTCCAGTTGCAATAACAGGATTTAAACCAGCAGCGCATGTAGTATTAGATTCTACAAAAGTGGCTACAGGAAAAATGGAAGCTATCGAAGCCGTGCTTTATGGTCTTGATGCTACAACTGATCCAGTGCTTGCAGCAGTAGATCCTGCTTTATTATTACCTGACGAAATAGCTGCAATTATTGCTGCTGAATAAACAAGAATAAACAAGAATAAATAATAATATTAAAAGAGGGGTGTTTTATAGACATCCCTTTTTTATTTTTTCGAAAAAATTGAAACAAAAAATTTAAAAAATTCTAAAGGAGAATATGGAAAATGTTAAAAAAAACAATTACTTATACCGATTATAACGGTACAGAAAGAAATGAAGATTTTTATTTTAATTTGTCAAAAGCTGAAATAGCTGAGATGGAATTAGGTGTTGATGGTGGTTTATCAGAGAAAATTAAAAAAGTTACATCTACCCAAAATGCACCACAGATTTTATCAATATTTAAAGATTTAATTTTAAAAGCTTATGGTGAAAAATCAGCCGATGGCAGAAGATTTATAAAGAGTGCTCAGTTACGTGATGAGTTTGCGCAAACGGAAGCGTACTCTGAGTTATTTATGAATTTAGCATCAGATTCAACAGCTGCAGCGGATTTCGTTAATGCGATTATTCCAGCAGTTCCAAAAGGCAAAGCACAACCGCCTGTTAAACATTAATAATAAAATAAATTAAAAAGGAGAAAAGGAATGCTTAATATATTAGTTCCCGGAAGAGAACTTTGGGATGGAGAACAATTTTTATCTACCTCAAGAGATTATAACATATCTCTAGAGCATTCCTTAGTATCTCTTTCCAAATGGGAAGCAAAGTGGAAAAAACCATTTATAAGTAAAGAAGATAAAACAAAAGATGAAACAATTGATTATATTAAATGTATGACACTGACGCAAAATGTTCCTGATGTAGTATATGAACTATTAACAGCTGAAAATGTTAAAGAGGTATATGCTTATATAGACGAATCTAAAACCGCAACATGGTTTACAGAAGTAAAAGGGATTCCAGGAAAACCTGTATCCAATAAAGAACAAATAACTAGTGAACTAGTTTATTATTGGATGGTCGCCTTAGAAATACCATTTGAATGCCAAAAGTGGCATTTAAGTAGACTATTAACCTTAGTCAGAATTTGTAATTTAAAAAATAAATCTCCTAAAAAGATGGGAAAGAGGGACACTCTTAAGCGTAATGCATCATTAAATGCTGCTAGAAGAGCTAAATCTGGAACTACAGGATAGTAAGAAACGGGTGAAATAATGATTACAATAAATAGTAAAGGCGATTTTAGTAAAACAACTAAGTATTTTACAAAGACTATTAAAATTTTAAATCTCACCGACATAAAACTGGTAGCAGATAAGTGTGTTGAGCGTTTAAAAGAAGCAACGCCAAGAGATACTGGCCTAACAGCTGAGTCTTGGACTTACAAAATAATAAGAAGAAAAGGTTCTGTCAACGTACAGTTCTTTAATACAAATAATCAAAATGGAGTAAAAATAGCATTACTATTGGAGTATGGTCACCTATCAAAAGGTGGTACTTGGGTATCTGGGCAACATTTTGTTGACCCTGCTATTAAAAAATCCTACGATGAAATACTGAATTCAACATGGAAGGAGATGACAAGATTATGAGCACACTAGTAGATGAACGTGTAGTACAGATGGGCTTTGATAATAAAAGCTTTGAATCAGGAGTTAAAACAAGCATGTCTACACTTGATAGACT